TACTATAACAACAAACAATTATCCTCTGACGGACTATATCAACTCAATAGCACCCTAATCGACCACCCCGATGACCTTATTGTCGCCGATAGTGCCGAGCCTCGCCTGATTGCCGACCTAAGAGATAAAGGGCTAAATATAGAACCTTGCGAAAAAGGAGCAGGAAGCGTATCAGCGGGCATAACCACAATGCTCAATTACAAGTTAGTAGTAACGCCTCACAGCTTCAATGTGAAGAAAGAGCTAAAAAATTACGCTTGGAACGATAAAAAAGCAGGTATACCCATAGATAACCACAACCATAGCGTAGATGCTATTCGTTATATCACTATGAAGCTGCTAAGCGGTACTAATAACAACCTATATCAACTCGCATCAATGATTTAAACCTATATCAATATGAACGAAAACCCTACTACACAAGAAGATTTTAAACAAGGAATAACACCAATAAACATCGAGCCTTACAAAAAACAGTACGATGTGAAAGAGCACGCCATTTTTCAAGACAAACACAAATATCCTGACCAGTCTATTTTGATACCAATCACAGATGAAGATGGTAATCCTATGTTAGATGCTAACGGAAAGGAACGTTTTAGAAAAAGTCATCGCGCTCTCAATCGTGTAGGATTGCCTTACCAAAAGCGTATTGTAGATATTGCCACAATGTTCCAAACCGCTATACCCTACAAGTACACCGCTGAGGATAGCCCTCTATTTACTGCCTTTCAGGAGGTTATCAAGTCAAACAAAATGAGTTTTTCAGATAGCAAAATATGTACAGAGGTAAAGCGGTATACACAAGTAGCGGAATTGTGGTATACCGAAGAAAAGCAAAACGAGAAATACGGCGTGCCTTCTAAATTCCTTTTGCGACACATGATACTATCACCCGAAAAGTACAAGCTATACCCACGATTTGACGATAATAACAACCTTATATCTTTTGCCGTTGAAAGTACCACCAAAGAGGGCGAAATTGTATTCCAAGCCTTCACCGCTGAATTTATATACACTTTCACTACTAAAAACGGACAAACCACTACCAAAGTAGAACCAAACATCATCGGCAAAATACCAGTAGTATTATATCAGCAAGAAAAACCCGAATGGGAAGCTGTACAACACCTCATCGAAATAGCAGAAGTACAGCGTACCTACTTCTCTGAAAGTAACAGAAAATTTGGTGAACCTATTCTAATGATAGCAGGCAAAGTCGAAGGGAAAATGTCAGGTAACAACACGGGCGGTAAAGTCTTTGAAGTAAAAGATGGTGGAAACGTGCAATTCGTCGTACCTCCTAATGCTAATGAGAGTTTCGACAAAGAAATGAGTATGAACCGCCGTGATATACACGAGTTCTCACACACCCCCGACCTTTCCGATGAGTTCTACGCTGGCAAAGGCAATATGCTATCAGGCGTAGGGCGCAAACTCGCTTGGCTACCCGCACACCTCAAAGTGAAAGACAATGAAGCTATATTCATACCGGCCCTACAAAGGCGTATCAATATCATTTTAGCCTTCCTTTCAAAGATGCATCTACCCTTTGAAAAAGAACTAAAAGATATAGACATCACCCCCATTATCACCCCGTTTGATATTGACGATGATACCGAAATGATACGTACACTTATGGAAGCTAATGGAGGCAAGCCCCTTATATCACAGCGTGAAGCAATGCAGCGTTTCGGTATCACCGACCCCGAAGCCCAATTACAGCAAATCAAAGACGAGGAAAATAACAACCTCAATGAAGCAAGTATCTAATGAATTATGATGAGCAACATAGAAAGCACCTAATGGCATACCTACAACAGGTAGAACGATTGTTTTACCAGCTTGTAGGTACAGCCGTATTTATAGCCCTCAAAACCGACTACAAAGAACTCATCGCAAGTACTCTATTTGCCTTTGCTGCTACCAAGAAAGGAAAAGCCTTTGAAAAGGAATTAGCTAATTTCAGCAACCAATTAGACCAAATCATCAAAGACGGTATCACCAAAGAATGGGCATTTGCCAACCTCAAACAGGACCACCTACTAAGAGCAGGATTAACCAAATACAAAAACCTTGAAGCCCTCGAAACCTTCAAAACACGTAAGATTAAAGATTTCACAGTCTCTGATAGGGTATGGGACATAGCCAAAAAAGCCCAAACCGAAATAGAACTCGCTCTATCCATATCATTAGAAGAGGGCAAAAGTGCCGTACAACTAAGCCGTGAAGTACGCAACCTATTGAACAACCCCACGTCGCTATTTCGTAGGGTAAGGGACAAATATGGCAACCTCGTGCTAAGCAAGAACGCTCAAAACTATCACCCTGGGCAAGGAGTGTACCGAAGTGCCTATAAAAACGCTTTGCGCCTTGCTAGTAACGAAATCAATGTAGCCTATAAGTCCGCTGATTGGTTACGGATACAGCAAAACCCTGATGTAGTAGGATTTGAAGTACGCCTATCACCACAGCACAAAGTCTATGATATGTGCGATGAGCTGAAAGGAAAATACCCCAAAACATTCCACTTTCACGGCTGGCACGTAGGCTGCAAGTGTCATATTATCACTCTGCTAAAAACCGATGAAGAGCTTATCAAGGAACTCAAAGCCGATGAAACCCTACCCCCAGAAAGCTCGTCTAATTACGTAGCCGAAGTACCCAACAACTACAAGCAATGGGTAACCGACAACAAAGACCGCTTCAAGAATTGGAAAACAAAACCTTATTTTATTGAGGCTAATAAAGGGTTAGTAACGAGTAATTTAATAAAAGAACAAGAGCTGCAAAAACTCAATACCCCCTACAAAAAAATATATGAGGGTAAGAACAAGGCAATAGTACAAGTAAGTCCTTATGCCGATAAGAAAGACTTAGAAAAGAACATAGCAACCGCTAAAATTATAGCCAATGAGTTAGGAAAGAATGTAAATATCCGTCCCCACTTAGATAGCAATATAGTGCAAATCAAAAACCCTGAATACGAAATAAACGGACTTGTTGCGGATAGAAAAGAATCAAGTTCATACACAAGTATAAAAAGCCATTTAGATAAGGTGAAAAAACAAATAAATGGAGCTAATGCACAGAAAGGAAGCGTTGTATTTGATATAACCAACTTTGAAGATTGGAAATCTCAAGATATTACCAAAAACCTAAAAGGCAAAATAATGAGCTTTAAAAATAACAATTGGTTAGAAGAAATATACTTTGTGCATCAAAATAAAGCAATAACCTTTACAAAAGAAGAACTACTAACAAACTACTTAGAAGTAATCAAAAAACTAAACACCCTAAAATAAGCAAAGCCTTAACAATCATTGCGCTGATTATTAAGGCTCTACTCTGGTAGCGAATTGACAGTCTTATAACCCTCGCTTCGCGGCAAAAGTTCTTAAAACCCTTTTGCACCGCAAAGATACAACAATATTTCTAAATAACAACAAAAATATGAAAATAAATAACACTGACATACAAACCACCTACCAAACCCACTTGTTAGACACCAATTACAAAGACCTTCTTTGCTACCCCCTGCTTAAAAAACTACCCTCAAACGAATGGGCAGAGTACTATGGCAAAGAGTACGACACCACCACCCCCGTACTCGATACCCAGCAGTACACCCTCACCTTCATCAGCAAGGCAACTCATTACACCCCATTCATAACATTCCTAACCGCTCAAACCTATAACGATTTTCATTTTGAAGAGTTAGGCAAAACCTTTCGCTTGCGCTTCGTCTCCGCCCAAAAAGTAAAAGCAGAACAAGACTATATCACTACTGATATTACCCTCGCCAATGATGCCCCCCTACAAGGCTACTCCTACACCGCCCCCAATGCCTCGCTACCCCCTTCAGGCTTCACTATAGACGGTACAGACCTATCCAAGTATGGTATATATATTCTTGAAGAAACCCAAAACACACTCCTGCCTACCTACGAAGTAAAAGAGCACCTCACCACAGCCAGCAATACCCTTGCAGGCGTACAATACGCCCAGCACGCTAACACATTCAAAGAGCGTACCCTTACACTACATTGTTATATCAGTCAGCCCCTCGCTTCCTTTTGGCAACTCTACGAGGCACTGCTATACCAACTCACCAAGCAAGGCGAACGAGTGATAAAATACCCTACATTCCAACCGCAAAACGCTATCTACCAAAAAGCAAGCATCAAGAACGCGCTGCTTATCGGCAATACCCTTAAGGTAGAATTTACCCTTACCCTCACCCTTGTATAAAAATGTCAAATAATTGTCAAACCTCCTTGCTAATATCCTATCAATACTAACGTACCTTTGCCTCACTTGTAATTCAGAGTTATGCAAATCAATTTTAATACAAACCGCCTTGATATACTTCCTACTGATGAAAGTTACCGCTATCGCTCTATAATGGGCGAGCATACTCTCACCCTATACTTTTCATTACCTACTTATACCGAAATCCCCACAGGAGCGTGGTGCGAGTTTCAGGGCGAACGCTACACCCTCAACCAGCCCGCTAAAATCGTAAAACATAACAGCTTCAGCTTCGAATACACCCTTACTATGGACAGCGAGGGCGCAAATCTCAAAAACTACAAGTTTCGCAACCCCAACGATAAGACCCTCAAATTCCCCTTCACCGCCTCACCGCGCTATCACGTACAAATCCTTGTAGATTGTCTCAATATGATAGATAGCGGGTGGCAAGTAGGTAATTGTATAGAAGCCTCTGAAAAACTCGTTTCTTACAACCATAACAACTGCCTCGAAGCCTTAGATATGATAGCCAAAGCCTTTGAGACCGAATACGAAATCATAGGCAAAACCATACACCTTCACAAGGTAGAATATTTCAAAGATAATCCCTTGCCGCTCCAATACGGCAAAGGCAAAGGCTTTAAAACAGGCGTAAGTCGTACTACCGAGCAAAGCCGTATCACCCGCCTCTACGTACAAGGAGGAGAACGAAATATTGACCGCTCTAAGTACGGCAATAAAGAATTATTACTGCCTAAATCACAAGAGTACACATATGAAGGCATAACCTTCGTTTCAGATGACAAAGGGCTATCTATAACCATCAAAAACGCGCAAAATAACGGCTTTGTAAACGAACAAAGTCTTGACCTTTCGCACATATACCCCAAGCGCAAAGGGAGGGTTTCTGCCGTTTTTGAAGTAGATAAAGCCAAACACTTCTACGACTTTACGGACACTTCCATACCTCAAGCACTCAACTTTTCAGACCTCCAAATCAAAGGGGTAAAAATGCTTATCTACTTTGAAAGCGGTATGTTATCAGGTAGAGAGTTTGAGGTATCAAAGTATGACCACGCACAAAAGAGATTCCAACTTGTACCCAAAGAGGAAGACGGCGTAACAATGCCCAACGATATATTCAAACCAGCTGTAGGCGATGAGTATTCAGTCTATAATATGCAAATGCCTAATGCCTATATTTGCGACAACGCCACCCAATCAGGAGCCAGCTGGGAAATGATGAAAGAAGCCTGCAAATACCTATACGAAAACCGCGCCGACCTCTTCACCTTCACCGGCGATTTAGACGGCATATGGGCAAAAAAACATTGGGTAAATGTAGGAGGTCGCCTCAAAATGGGCGCATATATCCACTTCTCCGATACCGAGTTTCAGCGCACCCCCGTAGCCATTCGCATCGTGGGGCTTAAAGAGTATGTCAATAACCCATACAGCCCACAAATAGAGCTATCCAACAAGGTACAAGGGCAGTCTTTCGCCACCGAAATACGCAAACTCCAAAACCAAGAAGTATATTTTGGCGAACTCAACAAGCGCACCCTATCCGAAACCAAACGCAGTTGGCGCAATGCC